TGATTTACCTGCTACGGGTGAAATAGGAACTGTAACGGTGGTGATAACATGAGCTATACATATGCACAATTGAAATCGGCTATACAAAATTATTCAGATAATACGGAAACTACGTTTGTTGATAGCATACCTGATTTTATAGAAAGCGCTGAACAACAAATTTTAAATTCTATAGACCTTCAATATTTTAGAAAAAATGTTACAGGTGTAACTTCTGGAACTGGAACTAATGCTTTTTTACAAGTACCTAGTGATTACTTAGCTTCATTTAGTTTGTCTATTTTAAATGGAACTACTAAAGAGTTTTTATTGGAAAAAGATGTTAATTACATTCAGTCTGTTAATCCTGCTTCTGCAACAGGAGTACCCAAATATTATGCTTTCTTTGATATAGATAACTTTATCTTAGCACCAACACCTGCGGCTGTTTATACTGCGGAGTTGCATTATTTTTACCGTCCTAACAGTTTAACTTCTCTGGGAGATAGTGGTACAACATGGTTGAGTACCAATGCTCCAAATGCTATGTTATATGGAAGCTTAGTAGAAGCTAATATATACATGAAAGGGGAGCAAGATTTGCAACAATTATATACTGAAAGATTTTTAAGATCTTTAGAAAGATTAAAAGATTACGGAGAAGCGAGAGAAAATTCTGACGCTTATCGTGACGGTCTTCCAAGGAGGCCACGAACATGAAAATAGCTATAGTTGGTTTAGGTGGGAGTTACTCCGATTATATAGCGGCTCGAATACGCTCAGAAACATTTGACGAAACATGGGGAATAAACTGTGTTGGTGGCATTATTCATGTAGATAAAACAATAATGATGGATCCTGTTTCTAGGTTTTTAGATTCAGAAAATGCTGGGTTACAAACAGGTATTGCTAGGGAGTTTTTAGAAAAAAACACTAAACCTATACTTACTTGTGAGATGGACGATAGAGTTAAACATTTAGAGCCTTATCCACTTGAAGAAGTAATAAAAAAGTTAAACTTTTGTTATTTTAATAATACAGTACCATACGCAATAGCTTATGCTATATACTATGGCGCAAAAGAACTTTGTTTATATGGATTAGATTATACTTACAGAAATGTTAGTATGGCAGAAGCTGGTAGAGCCTGTACTGAGTTTTGGTGTGCTATTGCTACGTCAAAAGGCGTTAAAATAGAAGTGGCGCATAATTCAGGTCTTTTAGATACAAATGTTCCTGATAATGAAAAATTGTATGGCTATCACAGATTAAAAGATCCTTTGGTTCAAACGCACGAAAAAGGTGGTCTTTTAATAACGAAACAATCTAAAATGGAACCGCCAGAACCAGCGGATTCTCCTGACGTACCTGTTCTCTTCGGCAGGCACGATCATGTAAATGCAAATAAATTAAATGGGAGTGTTTCAAATGTTTAGTACAAATGCGGAAGCAGACGTAGGGTTTTTTAAAGTTATGTCCTCAGACAACGGTGGCCTGAGTGATGAGCAATTAACAGATTTAGCCGCCGATAAAATAGTGTCAGTGTCAAATTCTGCACCAGACCCTATTAAACAGCAAGCACTTCTATTTTCAGATCAAGTAAGGAAAGTCTTGCTCCATTATATAAAAGTGGCTAGAAAAGAAGAACGTGCTACTATATGTTATAAAATAAGAGAGGCTGGTCACCCCGACTTAGCCGATGCTATAAGGAGATTATAAAATGGCAATCGCACAAGCAATGTGTACATCATTCAAGAAAGAATTGATGACAGCTACACATAATTTTGCAACAAACGGAAACGCTTTTAAACTAGCTCTGTACGCAGAAGGCAGTGGTGGAAAATCTAATACAACCGCTACTCTTGGCGCGGCATCTACGGTGTTCGTTACTACTGGAGAAGTTGCTTCAAGTGGTACATATGTTACTGGTGGTTTAGCTCTAACTAAAGTTGCACCAGCTACAAGCGGAACAACAGCGTTTACTGATTTTGCAGACCGAAGCTTTACAACAGCTACAATCACTGCAATGGGCGCTTTGATTTATAATGATACCAATGGTAACAAAGCTGTAGCAGTTCTTGATTTTGGGTCTAACAAAACGTCAACTTCTGGTACGTTTACTATTCAGTTCCCAACTGCGGATGCTTCTAACGCTATAATCCGTATCGCATAAAGGAGTAAAATCCTTTGGCAAATATAGGTTGGGGTCAAAGCACTTGGGGTACTAATCGTTGGGGCGGTCAGCTTGATGTTGCTGTCGTCCCAACAGGTGTTGCCGCAACTTCAGCCTTGGGAACTGTAACAGCTTCGTCTGTATTTGTTATTGAAGTAACAGGTTTAGCCGCGACTTCTGCGGTAGGTTCCGTTTTAGCTAAGATTCCTATCACGGCTGTCGTTACAGGTGTTGAAGGATCCATGCCTTTTGGTGGTTGGGGTCAAGATGGTTTTGGACAAGGAAATTGGGGCGGTTTAGTTGCAGAAGGAATACCTATTGGTGGAACGACTGCAACACCAGTAGTTGCAACGACTACTCTTGGAGGACTTTCTGGCGTAACGGGTACTTCAATAGTTACTCCTACAGGGGTCGCTGGAACAGGGACATTAGGTAATGCTCTTGCTGGTGCTGGTGCTATAGTTGTTGAAACGGGAATGGTTGGTTCGACAGGGTTAGGGGACGAGTCTGTTACAGGTACAGCACTTGTAACGCCTTCAGGAGTTTCTTCGACAGTCAGTATTAGTGGCTATTCTGCTACAACGATTACAAAAACAGTGACTGTTCAATCAGTAAGTTCAGCGAATAAATACTTTATTGATGGCGTGCAGCAACAAACCCAAGAGTTGTTTGAGCGAAACACTTATAAATTTGATCAGTCAGACTCTTCTAATTCAAATCATCCTCTCCGATTTTCCACTACGTCTGATGGATCACACAATAGCGGATCAGAATACACCACTGGAGTAACGGTGTATGGAACTCCAGGTCAAGCGGGTGCGTACACACAGATAACTGTGCCAGAGTTTGCTCCAACATTATATTATTATTGCACACAACACTCTGGTATGGGCGGAACGGCAAACACACCTTTCGTGTTTAACGTATTACCTACGACAGGCGCACCAGTTACAGGAGTTGTAGGAACCTCGGCTCTTGGAACAGTAACGACAGAACACACAGCACTAATATCTCCTACAGGTACTTCTGCAACTTCTGCATTAGGCACTATAGACATACAAGCATCTTGTGTGTTAACATTGACAGGAGTAACTGCAACAGGTGCAACTGGCGAAGAAAATATATGGGGTGATATAGTCCCATCTCAAACCCCAATTTGGACTGAAATCGCGGCATAAGGAACACTTAAAATGGCAAGCACATATGTAAATAACCTCAGACTCAACGAGATGGCTACGGGCGATCAATCAGGTTCTTGGGGTACAGTAACAAACACAAATTTAGAATTAATTGGTCAGGCGCTGGGTTGGGGGACACGAGCAATTGCTAACGCCTCGACAGATAATATAACAATAGGAGATGGTGTATCAGACGCAGATCGGAGCATGGCACTTAAACTCACAGGTGGTGGTCAAGCTTGCACAGTAACAATCTTACCAAATACATCTTCTAAAGTTTGGGTTATGGAAAACGCAACGGCGGCTACTTTAACTTTTACCGCTGGAAGTGGTGCTAATGTTGCCATCCTAGCTGGTGAAACAAAAATGATTGCGACTGACGGACTAGGTTCTGGTGGTGTGGTCTACGATGTTTTAACAGATCTTAATTTAGCGGGTACAACTAAAGCTGCGGCTTTAACTGTTGCGGGGGTTGGTACATTCGCTTCATTAGACATATCTGGAAATGTAGATGTAGACGGAACGCTAGAAGCAGACGCAATTACTCTTAACGGAACTGCTCTTGGTTCTATCTACAGCCCAATAGCTGGTAGCGGTAGTATTGTAACGACAGGAGCAATAAACTCAGGATCAATTACTTCTGGTTTTGGTACTATAAACAACGGCTCTTCAACAATCACAACAACAGGTACAGTCGCTACAGGTGCGATTACGGCTGGTGGTGATATTACCAGAGGTGGTTCTGTTTATAAAGACGGATCAATAACAGATACTGGTGATTTTACTTTAGATGTTGCTGGCGATATAAACCTTGATTCTGGTGGTAGTGACATTTTATTGAAAGTTGCTGGCACATCATTTGGTTCTTTACGGAGCAACGCTAGTAACTTCCGTATCAAGTCAGAAGTATCCGATAAAGATATTCTCCTCATGGGCAACGATGGCGGTTCTGAAATCACAGCCCTTACCCTTGATATGTCAGCGGCTGGTGCGGCTACATTCAACAACGATGTGACTGCGTTCTCTGATGAGCGTCTAAAATCTAACATAACCACAATCCCTGATGCCCTATCTAAAGTAACAGAGATGCGAGGTGTACATTATGTCAGGGATGCAACGGGTAAAGATTCATCAGGTGTTATCGCTCAAGAGATGCAGAAAGTTGCACCAGAACTTGTACTCACCGCAGACGACGAAATGGGTACGTTAAGTGTAAACTACGGCAATATTACAGGTTATCTGATTGAAGCGATAAAGGAGCTTAAAGCTGAAATTCAAGAATTGAAAGCGAGATAACACATGGCATTACCATCCGCAGGCAACCCAATATCCCTACAGCAAGTAAACGTAGAACTTGATCTAACAGCTACAGCTACTATTAACATGGGTGGTACGGCTGTGCGTACTTTATTTGACGATGCTTCTGGTGCTATTTCAATGTCGGATGGGTATGGTAAATCTAACAATGTAGGCGTAACTGCTTCTGCGGCATCAAGTGCTAACTTAAAAACACTGTTCGACAATGCCACTTCGGGCAGTTGGGCAGACTCTATCGCCAAGGTATATACTATTAACTCTGGAACTACTATGGGGATTCTAACTGCCCCAGCTAGTATGGGTGGAACTTTAACTATACAAAACTCTGGTAACATCCAAGGAACAGGTGGTTCTTCACCAGGAGGAGCTGGTGGAACAGCCATGACGGTTCAAACTACTGGGATTACAATTAACATGCTTTCAGGCTCCACCCTCTCAGGTGGTGGTGGTGGTGGCGGTAATGGTGGTACTGGTGGTCTGGGTACGCGTTACCAATGTGGTGGTAGTAGTTCAGGAAGTTGTGCTGGTGCAGGCGATTGTAATGGTGAGGACTGGTCTGGCTACTTTACTAAAGCGGGAGGTGCTGGTGGTGCTGGTGGTGTAGGCGCAGGATACAATCAATCCCAAACAAATGGTGCTGCTGGTGGTTCTGGGATAGGTGGGGGTCAACATTCGGAGGGACCATCTGGTGCTGGTGGTGCAGGCGGAAACGGAGGAACCTTTGCTGCGGCTGGAGCGTCTGGAGCTACTGGCGCAAGCGGTGGTGGTGTTTGCGGTACTAGCGGTTCTGGCGGTTCTGGCGGTGGAGCGGGTGCGCGAGCTGTAACTTTCTCAGGTGTATCAGCTTACACAATCATTGGTACAAACTCTGGAACAATTCACGGAGCATACACTTAATGACAGCTTCAGAACGATATGCTATATGTAAAGAATGTGCTTGGTTTAGAAGTTCTATAAAACAATGCAAAAAATGCATGTGCATAATGAAACTTAAAGTACACTTAAAATCTGCAAGTTGTCCGATAGGTAACTGGTAAGAAGGAGATATAAATATGGATTATACAATAACAGAACTAACAGACGGCAATGCAATCGTGACTTTCTCTGACGATTCTTGGGCTAATGTTCCATTGCTAACAACTGACACGAAGGCAACTTTTGAAGAAAGGGTTCAAGGATATGCTCCAAAAGCTGCTGGATCAAACCCTGCATGGATAGCGGTTAATCAAACTGGATCAGTAGCTCAACTAGCTTATACTGACGCAGAAGGTTCGGATGACCCAGCCTGGCTGAAAGCCAGAGTAGCCGCATATGGAACATGGGCAAGTCAACTTGAATATATCACTGAGAACGGTTTGGCGGCGTGGCAGGAGGAAGTGGCGGCTATAAAACTGGCTCATCCTATCGTTTAATGCTTAGATTCCCAACTATTGTGGTAGATAAGTTTTTTTCTGATCCCGATGTTGTAAGAGAATACGGCCTTTCGTTAAACTACTTTCCCACTGCGGGAAATTATCCAGGAAAACGATCTAAAAACCTTACTGAAGTAAATAAAAAATTTGCAAACGAGGTGTTACGGAAAATTTTTTCTCTTTATTGGGAGGACACGAGTAAAATAAGGAGCGGTTTCTGTAGCTTATTTTTCCAAAAAATACCACCTTTTTCAGAAAACGAAACAGATTTTAGAAATCTTGGTTGGATTCATCGTGACAGTGTTCGGGAGAGAAACAAATTAGCGGGTGTTCTTTATCTAACGCCTGACGCTAGATTGGAAAGCGGAACAACAGTGTATAAAATAAAGAAAGAGTTAGAGGACTCTCCTTTTGATCCTGTCGCTCAAAAAAAAGTTAGAGAATCAAAAAACTTTCTTTTTACAGAAAAAGACGAGTCCTTTACAAAAGACGGTCTTGAAACAATTAAAACAAACATGAAAGAATGGAACAGTTGCTTTGAAGCCGTAACCCAGGTTAGTAATGTGTATAATAGATCAATAGCTTTTGATGGAAACGAGTGGCATGGAGCGAACAATTATTATACTGGAGAGCAAGAAAGATTAACAATAGTTTACTTTATTGATAATGTAAAAGGTGCTACTCTGCCTAAAGACCGCGTTGTAAAGGATAATTTGACGGAGATAATCAATGCCACTACAAAAGCTACGATATAAACCTGGTGTCAATCGAGATGTAACTTCGTATACAAATGAGGGTGGCTGGGTAGACAGCGATAAGGTGCGCTTCAGACTAGGCTTTCC